ATTCTATATCTCTTACTTTTGATGGAGTGGACGACGTCGACACTGTGGTAGCTGCATACAATGCTGCAAATCCATCAAATACAGTAACAATTAAAACAGGCGGAATTTCTGTACCTGATCCGCAAACGATAACGCTTGCTGGAGGGGGGACAACAACTAACATATTGGGCGAATTTGCTGGCGGCGTTATTTTCGGAAACGTAATAACCACTGTGGATGCTACAAATGGCGTTAATACGATTTTTGGATCAGGGAATTTGTCCGGTTTCACAGGGCAGCCATGGGGTAACGCGTTTTTTGTTCAAGACACAGTTAATAATTTCTTATCGGGATATGTTCAATCACTACAAAGCAATTCGCTAGTCGCAATTGACCTAGCTTCATTTTCTTATTTTTCTTCTATAGAGGCTAGTGCTTCGAGCGCGTTTATCCAATATGTAGACAACACAACTAACTCTGGCTTCTATGCGGAACCAGCAAATAAAACTTATGTAAAAGCAAACAATATTGAGTGGATTTTCCCAACGGTGTTTGGTGATGATGGCGATGTTTTATCTATAGCGAGTCAAGCGGGTAATGAGGTTCAGCTTGGATGGGTTACGCCAAGCGCAGGCGCTCCAACTAACGACACAAACTCAGTTCAGGTGAATGATGGTTCTGGTGGGTTTCTAGGCATCAACAATTTTACCTATGATAACGCATTAAATCTTTTAACTATTTCTGCAAGTAATGGAATTAAAGTACAGCCAGGTAGTAACTTTTATCAATTTGGCGAGTTTTCCAACACAGGATTTAATAGTTCGTTAATTTTTGATCCATCTAACAGACAATTTTTTTATGACGTAGAAGTTCCTATTTACTCTGGAATTGGGTTCGTAGGGGTTGGTGGGCAAAACAATTTAACATTTGACGGATCTGCCTATGCAGTAAGCGATAGCACTGGCTCTTGGATTGTGACAGTAGACACTCCTGCGGGTCTTGTTGAATCAGGGACATTTTTTGTAAGCGCGGGATTGGATGACGCTACATTCTCAGGAACTTATACAGGAACTACCAACGGAATTTTTTCTGTAACCATTGATGGAACCGGAACCCCTGACACGTTTAGTTGGGCTATAAATGGAAACGTTCAAGTTAGTAACATTCCAATTGTTGCTGGTGTTCCTACATTACTTCAAGATGGAATATCTGTAACATTTGCCGCATCTACAGGACACAACTTTAACGCTCAAACAATTTCAGGATACGGATTTGGTGTTGTTGAATATGTAGCCTCAAGCTTTATCGGAGCAGATATTGCTCAAGGGGTTACTGTTACAGGTTCTGTAAGCGGCTCTACCGCTGATGTGGCTTATTATTCTCAAGGTTCAGGACAGGTCATTCTTACTAACCTGTCTGCACCGTTCACGACAAATGATATTGTGAGCGACGGGCTTGGAAATTCTGCGCTACTACTGACACCTCTTAGATATAACGCTACTTACGATTGGACGTTTAACGGCGGAGCTTCTCACCCTAATACTCCAATGATTGCAAATAACGCACCCGTTGGCTTGAACACTGGAATGAATATTTCATTTACCGATGTAGACAGCGATCAGCATGAAGTTGGTGACGAATGGAACTGGTCTTTATCTTCGGTTAATGGCGCAAAAATAAATTCTTTAAATCAAGAGCAAAACAACATTCTTACTCTTGGTGATACACAACAAGCTTTTAGTGCTTATGGAGAATATTCATACATTAATTTGGATTTAAAAAACGCTGCCACTTCAATTTTTGGTAGGACTGTTTCTATTGACGGCGGGCTAATTGAATCAACAGTAGACGTTGTTAACTATGGAACAACTACAAACCTGACCGCAGCTAACTATGACTTGCAAGTTGGTGCGGGTTCTTCAGGAGCCACAACGGTTAATCTTCCAATCGATTCTACTTCTCCAATTGGAACAGTTTATATTATTTCTGACTTAGGAGCAGATTGTTCTTCTAACAACATCACAATAGATGCAGGAAGCGGAAATTTTATTGTTTCATCATCTTCAAATCAAACATTAGTAATGAGCACAAATGGTCAAGTCGTAAGACTTAAAAAAGTAACATCTACACAGTGGAAGGTGGAGTAATTATGGAAAACGAAGAAATTAAAAAACCCGAATATACTCCTGAGATGACATTAGGTGAAAAGATGAAGCTAGCAAAAGAGTACATGATTAAAATAGCTGAGAAAAAAGCTAAAGAAAAAAATCAGGGGTAATATGATTATATATCCATTTATTTGGTCAAGCGTTGGCGGCGGTGGTGGTGGTGGTAGCTTTCTTCCGCTTTCTGGCGGAACAATGACTGGAAACATCGTTCTTGCTGGTAACGCTGTCTCTCCTTTAAACCCAGTTACTTTGCAACAATTTTCTGGAGCTATTAACGGGTTAGACCCTAAAAATACTGTAACGGCAGCAACTAATGGCGCACTTCCAGCAAACACTTACAATAACGGAGCAAGCGGAGTTGGAGCAACTCTTACGGGAAATGCAAACGGGGCACTTACAGCGCAAGACGGAATAACACTAACTGCTAGTCAGTCTCTTCTTGTTTGGAATGAAGGTAACGCTCAACATAACGGGATTTACGAAGTTACTCAAGTTGGATCTGCTGGAACACCGTACATTCTTACAAGACGAGTGGACATGGACAACGGAAACGAAGCAGATGGTGCAATCGTTCCAATCCTAAGTGGAGTTCTGTACGGAAATAAAGGTTTTCTTCAGTACAACCCAAGCACAACAATAGGCGCTTCAAACTTAGCGTTTACTGTTTACAACAACAACACGGTCAATGATGACGGCATTACGACACTATTAAGCTCAGGAGTTTTATCTGTCAGAACTGGTGGAATATCAAACGCTCAAATAAACGCAGCAGCAGCTATAGCGTACAGTAAACTAAATATTTCAAATTCTATCGTAAATGCAGACGTTAACAATTCTGCAGCAATCGCTTATTCAAAACTAGACTTGGTTGATTCTATTGTAAACGCAGATATTAATGCGGCGGCGGCGATTGAATACGGAAAATTAGACTTAGCTGGTTCGATTCAAAACTCAGATATTGACAGCGCCGCTGGTATTAACTTCACAAAACTAGAAGCAACAAATCCAAATTCTATTCCTATCTTTGACGGGAGTGGTTTTTTACAATCACGTTCTGCTGGTGGTGATTTAATTATGTGTACCGATTCAAACGGTGCGCCTAGCGTAATTTCTATCACGACTACAGAACTTTACTACGCAGCGGTTGGAGCCGCGGCCCCGGGCGTTCAGAATCAGTTACTAGGTAAAGAGCCATCTATTACAGCAGGAACAACTCTAGAGTATTTTAGAGGTGACAAAACTTTTGTGACTTTAAATACCGCAGTTGTTCCAGAACTTACGAATTTATACTTTACAAATGCCAGAGCACGTTCTGCAATTTCTGGAACTGCTCCAGTGTTGTATAATAATATTTCTGGTGCGATTAGCATGGCCGCTGCAGATGCTGGGAATAGCGGTTATCTTTCAAATTCAGACTGGTCAGTTTTCAATAACAAAGTTACTAACCCAATGTCTGCAATTGGCGATATTATTTACAACGATGGATCTTTAAATCCTGAAGCTTTAGCGATAGGAACTTTGGGCCAAGTATTAACAGTTAACGGTGGATTACCTTCTTGGGAAACCCCTCCTGCTTCTATTACTGATTTAACCGGAGATATAACGGCAAGTGGGCCAGGTTCAGTGGCAGCAACTTTAGCGACAGTGAACGCAGGTGTTGGATCTTTTACTAGAGCAAACATTACTGTGAACGCTAAAGGATTAATTACAGCAGCAGCTTCGGCTGGAGCCGTAAATCTAGCGTCCGAAGTTACTGGCACATTACCTATCGCAAACGGTGGAACAGGGGCGACTTCACTTGCCGCTGGAAATGTAATATCAAACGGTTCAGTATTATCTGTTAAAGCAAAACAAGCTTTAAGAGTTGCTGTAACAGAAAACAATTCAACAGTAACTCCCACAAGCATTTCTGGTCTTACTTCTACAAGTTTAGGAACTGGTAATTACAGCTTCTCTGGGGTGATTATTTTCAGATCTGCTGCAACTACAACAGGTATTGGATTAAGAGTAAACCCGGTAACGGCTACGATGTCACTTGTGTACGGTGGATTTAGTATAGCTCAAGCTGCAAGCGGTGTGTCTCATTGTTTTGAGTACGACCAACTCACAACCGCTACAAACGTCGTAAGTGCTTCAGTGCTTGCAGCTAATACTAATGCAATAGCTTATTTTTCAGGAACATTTACTTTGACAGGAGCAGGAACAGTTGCAATGCAATTTAGATCAGAAATTGCTGCATCACAGGTTTCAATTATGCCAGGATCATTTATGATTATTGAGGAGATATAATATGAAAGTATATGGCCCATTAGAAGTAGCGCAGCTAGAGTGGTTCACAGAAGGTACGAAACCAGCAGCAGCATCTTACCCGCAAAGAATTATCTGGACGACGGATACAAAAAAAGTGCAGGTTTCTGATGGAACTAATTGGAATTTTGAATCTGCAACTGGAATTGAAGTTTGGGATTCGGTAACGGTATATGCAATTGGAGATATAGTTACCGATGGAACTGGTGGAGTTTTTGTATCACTACAAAACGCAAACTTAAACAATGCTCTAAGTAACGCTTCTTTCTGGCAATTGGGTTTTAATGCAGACAATACTGGACACAACTATTTAACTGGTACAACAATTCAAGAACAGCTTGATGACACTGACACGGTTTTGAGCAGACAACCAACGGTACAAAAGTTCACGTCTGGTTCTGGAACTTATACAAAACCATCTAATGTAAAATATATCAGAGTTACAATGTCTGGAGCAGGAGGCGGTGGAGCTGGCGGTAAATTTGGTGCTGGAGTAAGCAGCAACGGTACAGACGGATCTGCTTCAACATTTGGAACTTCCCTGCTTACCGCTAATGGTGGACAGGGTGGACAAAACGGAGCGGGCGGCACTGGTGGTTCTGTAACAGTGAACGCTCCAGCTATTAATACTTGTTCTTTTATTGGTGGAGCCGGTAATCAAGGGGACAATTCAAGCGGTGGAGATTTAACTTATAAATTAGGCGGAGCAGGTGGATCTAATTGTTTTGGTGGAGCTGGAGTTGCTGTTATTGCAGCTAATGGTACTACGGCAGCAGCAAACACTGGAGCTGGCGGAGGCGGCGGTTCTGGATCTCAGAATACTGCAAATGGTGGAGGCGGCGGTGGAGCTGGAGGATATATAGAAGCTATCATAACTTCACCATCGGCAACTTACGCTTATTCTATTGGTGCAGGTGGAGCTGGAGGATCTAACGATACAGATGGTGGTTCTGGCGCAAGTGGTATTATTGTAGTGGAGGAGTACTATGTATAAAATAGAAATTTTAAAATCAGATGGATCTCTTTACTGGAAAGAGCAATTCAATAAACAATCCGAAGCTGAGAAGTGGATTGCTGAAGAACAAACTCGTCCATACTACAACCAGTCTTTTACTTACTCAATCACAAGAGTAGGAAAGACCGACGAACAGTTAGCTCAAGCTGCTGCTTCAGAAGAGACTAAAAAGAACAAACGAAACCAATATATTAAGTCTGGCGCTAAAAAAATTAAACAAGTTTGCAATCTAACAAAAGACGAGATGGACGCTTTATTTGGTGACTTAGGAGACTAGAGAAGAAAGGGGTTTCTTGTGATTGATTTTACCATACCTTTAATTTGGGTTCTTGGATTAGGAGCTGGATACGTAGCTTGGCTTTTTAGGCTTGAGTTCAGAGTGAAGAGATCAGAAGAGAGACATGTAGAATTTCTTAACGCATTAACAGCATTAACTGTTAAGCACGAAAGTTTAGATTCAAAAGTGATAGAGGAACTTTCCAGAATACGTGAAAGCTTGGCACGGATTGAGGGAAGATTAGAACTAACCAAGCATAAACGAGGAGAGAAATAAAATGGATTTAATTCTACAACTGCTGAGCATTGACCCAGCATTAATGGCGAAAATTGTACCGATCGTACTATTGGTTCTTGGATGCCTTTCAGGTGTTGCGATGATTCTTCACGCAGTAGCTAAAGTAACTAAGACTGATGCTGACGATAAAGCTGTTTCTATTTTAGATAAAGGTCTTGCGGTTCTTCAAAAGATCGTTGATTTTTTATCTGGAAACGTAAAGCACTAATATGCAGTTCATAGCTGCGATTACCGCTGTAGCAAACGCCTTTTTAGCCTTGGTCACTCTTGGTTATAAAGTTGCTCAACTTTGGCGGGAGTCGCAGCTTAAGGGCTGGGTAAAAGATGGAAGAAACCTTGCGCAAGCACTTGATGGTGCAACAACTGAGGAGGCACGTCGTGAATTGGCTAAAGCTATTTTCTCTCATCGCGCTTCTTAGCGGGTGCGCTTCTTTTGGAATGGGTCAGAGACAGTGTACTTCTGTTGACTTACCTGCTCGTCCTTCTGGAGAGGTTTGCATTGCAAACCCGGATGGATCGGCTGAGTGTTTTGACGAAAGACGTAACCCTTCTGGATACCATAAACCATCCGTAGTTAACCACGTTTGCTTTAGTGGTTCTGAATACACGACACAAGAAGAATGGGTAAAGTCAGTTCTTGAGGCTTGTAAAAGATGAGTGAGCTATATCATATTCCAAAAAGAATTGTGATTCATTGCTCAGGAACCAAAAACGGTGAGAAGTATTCTATAGAAAAGATTAGAGAAGATCACATCGTAAATAGAAAGTTTGATGATATTGGCTACCACATGGTGATCCAACCAGACGGTCAGGTAGATAACGGCAGACCTTTAAACAAAGTCGGGGCACATGTCGAGGGGCACAACATTGGCTCTATTGGTTTATGTTTAATCGGTACTGACAAATACTCGACCGTTCAGATGGAAGCTTTAAGATATAAGATGGATTCATTGTTTTTGACGTATAATATAAAAAAGACAGAAATTTACTGCCATAATCAATTTGATTCGGCAATTAAGCAAGGTAAGTCTTGCCCCAACATTCCAATCAATGTGATACTGGTATGGTATTATAATATCTCAAGAGAGCCGGCCATAGCTCCATATTTGCTCAATGGAGGAACGTAATGGTTATTTTAAGTTATGGTTATAAACAGCCCGAAAATGGTGACCGAGGAAGTGTTTGGTTCCCGGCCCTTAACTTCAACATTACAAGACTAAACGGCCATTCACACAATGGAACAGACTCAGCTCCAATTAACTCAGCGAACATCACAAAAGGTACTGTAAACGTACCAGCCGCTTCTTGGGTTTTAGTTTCTTCAGGTAAATATTCTCAAGTTGTAACTTGCCCAGCAGGTTTCAATATGGATGATTACAACATCACAGTTAAAATTTCTGGTGGAGATATTATTTATCCAACAATAGTAAGATCTTCTCTTACCACATTCACAATCTATACACTAGACAACGCACTTACTTATAAGGCTTACTTTAGCTAATGCTTCAACCACAAGAAGTAACCGTAAGCGATTTTTCTGGAGGGATCACGGACTACGTCTTAGACGCAGCCCCTAACCAATCACAGACGCTTAATAACTTTGTAATAAATCCGAACAAGAAATTAATCCAAGCCGATGGCTCGGTGATTTATGACGAAGACATGTACATTATTCCAATTGGTAATTTTAGAATTACTGATTTATTTTCATCAGTTTCTCTAGATACTCTTTTAGTAAACTGTGGAAGTCATATGTACTACACTGGCGCTGTACTTACTGAGCTTCTTGGACCTACTGGAAATACTGCGTTCCCGGCAGGAACTGTTAGCAATTTTATCTCTATTGCTGAATACGGAGAGACTGTTTACGCAACCTCCGATTCACTAGACCTACCTATCAAAATGTACATCGACGGAAGTAGCGTTAAGCAACTTAGGACCGCGGGTCTTCCGGCTTTGGCTACGACACCAACTGTTACATCAACGGGTGGTGTCGGTAATAATTATATTTATGCGTTTGTTTACTTTTATACCTACACAGTGGGCACAGTTATTTTTGAAGACTTTGGTGCTGTAACTTATGTAGAGAAAGCAAACATCGGCCAGCCAAGTGTAAACACAGTAAACATTACAGCTATTCCAGTTCTTGCAAACGGAGGTACGGGTAACTACGATACCGGAGCTGGTACTGGTGTAAAAGTTTACATCTACAGAACAGACAACAACGGAACTATTCTTTATAAAATCGGACAAGTGAACAACGGTACAACCACTTTTGCTGACACAACTTCGGATGCAAACGTAGTTAACGGTGATCTTCTTTACACTAACGGCGGAGTTCTAGACAACGACCCACCTCCTCCTGCTAAATTCATTCACATCGTAAACGGTATTGGATATTACGGTTATGTAAAAGAAGGCACAGAAGTTTTAAAGAATCGTGTACGGCAGTCCGTACAGGACGATATTGATTCTTGCCCTGAAGGTTTATATGTAGATTTTTTAGATGAAGTTATGGGCATTTCATCTTTTAACGACAACCCAATCGTGTTCACTAAAGGACACGTTTACAGACTGAACGGATACATTAATGAGCTTGGACAAGGTGCCATTTCCTACGAAGATATAACTAAAACAATTGGGTGCAGAAGCAACAAAAGTATCGTGCAAACAAGGTTCGGAGTTTTCTGGTGTGGAGACGATGGTTTTTATTGGACCGATGGTTTTGAATTTAAGAAAATTTCTGATTCTATCAACGAATCATATAAAGCTTTAACTTCTACTGATTTAAAATCAAAAAGATTATACGGAACTTTTGACAAGGTTGAGAACAGAGTTATTTGGTGTGTTCAAAGTAACTCCTCTAGTTCTGATAACGACGCTTTTTATACGCTTGATTTAAGATGGGGAATTAGGCCTGATTCTACATTTACTACAAGAACAAACGAAGAATCTTTTGCACCTACTGCGATTTGCTATCACAATGGGAAGTTGATCCGTGGCGATAGACGTGGGTATTTATTTAAGCACGACCCGGAATATACAACCGATCCAAAAGTAGATACGGCTGTACTTGCTCCAGACTGGACGACAAAAGCAATCATCGTTACTTACAAGTCTACAAATTCTAATCTTGGTCTCCCTTTCATTCGTAAGTGGGTACCAAAGATTTTAGTGACGTTAGAGAATCTTTCAAACGTATCTTTGCAAATTTCATCCACTAACGACGACACAAGTAACGAGGAAGATTTATATCCTATTAGATATTGGGATAATATCTTATGGGGAAGCCCCGATCCAATCTGGGGAACGGACACAATATTTTGGAACTATTTTAATTTGATTGAGGAGATGCGACGTTTTCCTGCTGGAAGTCTTCGCTGTTCGTACAAGCAAATCACAATGACAAATGCTTACACAAACATTTACAATTCAGATTCACTTTCTACAGTGAGTGTAAATAACGTAACGAAAAGAGCAACTCTTACAGACGTATCTTTTTCATTTCCCGATGACATCATAGACTACTTTATTTCTTTTGAATCTGATAACTATACTAACGATTACGCGATTACAGAAATTGTATCTGCAACTGAACTTGAATATTTAGACGCTCTAAATACTTCACAGACCGGAACTCAGAAGTGGTTAATAAAAGGCTACCCTAAAGGTCAATCTATTAACCTTGTATCTTTCGTACTTTACTACTCTCCACTAACCGACCAATCATTTAAAACTTACCGTAGAGAGCAAGACAGTAGCGGAGGAAACTCTTAAGCCATGCGTCAGAAGCTATACGTCTCCCAAGTTAAAGATGTAATGTCCCAGCAAAACTTTAAAACAATAGGCGATTTATTTCGGTTGATTCCTTTTCTAAAAGGTGATTGGAGATTCATAGAATTTGAAGTACCAGCATCTGGGTCACTTTTACAAATCCCCCATTCGCTGCCTTACACCCCATCGGACGCTTTACTTTTGTCACAAATTGGCGGCACAATATCATTTGATTATGGCAACTTTGACGATACATTTATATATGTAACAGCAACAGTTACCTCGTCCCCGATGGCCGTTCGGGCATTTATAGGTAGATACACGGAGGATTCGATAAATGTATAACCCGACATACGGCGAACTACTCGCCGACCTACAACGCGAATTAGATCTTCAAGACGAAACATTCATTACTCCGAATGAATTTCTTTCTTATTTTAATCGCGGTGTTGACGAAGTAGAAGCGGCTATTCACACAATTTACGAAGATTATTTTCTATTAAAAACAACAATTTCATTAGTATCAGGAACCCGTGACTATAGCTTGCCTGATGATATTTATGCTCAGAAGATTCGGGGGATTTTTTACAAAAACGGTCAAACGAGACGGTACGAAATTAGACGAATATTAAAACTTCAAGAAACTGATTATTTAGATATTACTTCTGTCGATGATTACAAGTACGTTTTAGTTAATGATCCTACAGATGGGGTGATGATTTCTTTTTACCCACTTCCTTCTGAGACAAGTACAAACATCACTATGTGGTATTTAAGAAACGCAAAAAGATTTGTTGACGAAGATTCTGTGTGTGACATTCCAGAGTTTACTCCAGTAATTACTCAGTATGCTCGGTGGAAGTGTTTAGCAAAAGAAGGTCACCCAGACACGCAGCAAGCTTTGATGGACTACGAAAGAATGAAACAAGATATGGTTGAAACTCTTACAGCAAGAGTACCAGATGAACACAATGAAATTCCAATCGACATCAGTTTCTATACAGACTTCGACGCTTGGGATTACTACGGAGGAAATCAGTAATGCCAACACCTACAGATCCAAATCAGCCACAAACACCACAACCAAACCAATACATGACTCCTGATCAGTTTAATGCTTGGATTCAGTTGCAACAGCAACAAGCACAGGCTCAGGCTGAAATGGCAAGAAATGCTCTTAGACAGCAGTATGGTCCAGAGTTACAGTATGCTCCGGTTAATGAATCTTATGTTGATGCCCAAGGAAACCCTGTAGAGAAGGGCTCTCCTGGAGCAATACAAAAAGTAGCTCTTCGTGACGAGTACAAACTATCAAGTCCAGATGCACAAATTGCAGCACTAGCAACACAACAAAGAGCCGGAGAGCAAGCAAGTTTAGATAAGACGATGAAAGCTGCCGCTCAAGCAAAAGCTTCTGCATCTTCAGGCGCAGCAATGCGTGGTGGACTAAACAGATCAAGTAAAGCATTACTCCAACGTCAGAACATGCAAGACCTTATGAACGCTCGTCAGTCTGTTACTCAGCAAGGCGCTCAAGACCGTGCAGGGCTTGCTGCTAAAGGCGAAGAGCTTAAGCGTGGTACTGAAGCCTACAACCTTGAGAACCTACTCAAAGGCGGAGAGTACGTAAACAAATTTGAACTTGAAAAATACAAACAACAAATGGCTTCAAAAGCTGCAACCGAGACAGCAAACGCAACAAGAGAGTCTGCAAACAATCAAGGGAAAAAATAGTGGAGATCTTAAAACTATCCAGAGAAGATTTCGACCCGATGCTAAGAGATTCGCACAAAGCAATCTTTAGTGGAGATCTTCCTACTGAATATTTTAAGTACGACTTTGCATATCTAACCGTAGATAATGAAGAGCCAATTTCTTACTGCATCGCTCAAGCTAAAAGTAATGAAGTGGTTGAGATGACCTACGGGGGAACCGTTAAAGAACATAGAGGGCTTTCATCAAAAGAAAGTTTAATTATGTTTTTAAACAAATTTAGATCAGATGGATTTGAATTTATGGTGATGCAAGCAAAGAATACCAACTATCCTATGATTAGATTGGGACTTAGTCTCGGTGGATTAATTACTGGTACGGTTCTTAACCGTTTCGGTGATACATATGTTTGTATGCAGTACGATTTAAAGGGAGATAAAAAATGAGTTTTTGGAAGACCATGAGCAAGATGGGCGGAATAATTAACCCAACACAACTGCTTACAAATAAAGGCGTAGGACTTGTAAATAAAAGTGCTGGTAACATGCTAGAGATGTCTCCAACTAGCTTTGGTGGTTACGCTTCTGGTATGGCTAAAAAAGAAGACGACGCTATGGCTCTTGGTGGGCTTGAAGCAACCAATGTTATGAGAGACGCAGAGATGAAAGCTTATCAAGCTGAAGGTCCAGCAAGCGTTTATGGAGAGAGAAGCCCCGGCGGAATTAATTCTGCTCTTGGCGGTTCAATCTGGGGAAAAATGGCATCAAAAACAAAAGGAGCAATTTAATATGGCATGGCCAGCAATAGCAATGATGGGTGCGGGAGTTTTAAGCGGTATCTTAGGCAACGCACAAAAAGCAAAACAAGCAAAAGCACAAATGATGATGAGAGCGGCAGAACAAGAATCGGCTCCTTGGACTGGAATGCCAGTTCAAACATCGGCAAACTTTGACCAAGGTGGACCGGGCAACGTACTTCAAGGAGCAATCTCTGGATACGGTTCTGGACAAGCTATAGAGAGTGCAATGAATAAAGATGCACTTGCTGAATCTCAACTTGGATTTCAAAAAGATGAACTTGCTTTAAAGAAAGAAGACTTAGCTCTTCAAAGAATGAAGCAAGAACAACAAGATCAGCAAAACAACGCTTGGATGATGATGAACTCACAAAAGCTTCCGGCATCAAATATGTACAAGAGGGTTTAAGGAGAAACTAAAATGGGACTAAGAGTTGATCCAAGAATTAAAATGGATTCTGACCAGATAGATCAAAGCCAAGAAGAACTTGCTAACCAATTACGGGCTATGCAACAGTCTCAAGCTTTGTCTTTAGCCCCAAGCGTACAAGGTTCTGTAGAGCAACCAATGGTTGAACCGCAACGTCCGCAAGCAGAACAAAGCCTTCAGTCTTTACTTGAGAAACAAATGGCTCAAGGAATGAATAGAAGACAAAAAGATATTGACCTTGCTCGCATGCTTCACGCTGAAAAATTAAAACAAGGCAACCAAGTAGACCTTACTAACTTTTTTGGAATGGCAAACGCAGCCGGCGCAGACCCACGAAACGCAACTTACAAAGCTCCTGAAAATTATGATCCAATGGTTGGTCAAGCTGCTATTAATAAAGAAGAGGGGGCAATGACAGATGATCAAATTGCTTACTTAAAAGAGCAACTCGCTGCTGAACAAGCAGCTAAAAATGCGCAACTTTCTTTATTAAAATCAGAAGGAACCGACAGAAGATTTGGATTTGGTAAAGACTTAGAAATAAGATCAAAAATTCTAGGTTCTGAAGAATCAAAAATGATCAAAGCAAACACCATACTTATGGACAAGTTAAATAAATATGACGAAGTCTTTAATGAGGTTGGAAACAAGGCGTCTTTGACAGGAGAGGAAAAATCCAGACTAGATTCCGCTCAATCAGACGCGGCAATAGCGTGGAAAGAGTCCGCAAAATTAGGCGCTCTTCAAGGTCCAGATTTAGGTATGATTGATAAAGCCTTAAGTCAAAGTCCTACTGGAGGAAATTCTATATTAGGATATTCACTATCTGGTGGAGCAAAGGGCTTAAGAAGTAAAATTAATACAGCGAGAGATTCCGCAAGAAGAAGCGGTCAGTATTATCTAGAAAATGTAAGAACAGTGTATCCAGAAATGGCTTACCCCGTAGCTGGAGATATATATAAGAATTATCAAAAAGAACTAGACCGTACTTATTCTGGAAAAACTCTTTATTCAAAAGAAGACAAAGATTCCGATAAAAATAAAAAACAGAAAAAAATTCTATCCCCATCGGAATACTTTAAAAAGGAATAGAAGTTATGGATGAAAAACAAAAAGCTGAATATTTATCATATCTTCAAAAAGAGCATAACCTAACTCCAGATCAAGCTTCTGAATATCTTGCGTACACACAAAATCAAGAAGCGCCTAAAGAAAATGAAAGAGGCGCTTTCGGTCAAGCAGCCAGAGCTGTTGACTATACTGGTGGGTTGTCAAGAGCAGCCGCTTACGATGCTGTTGGAAATATAATTGGCAATCCTGATTTAGTTACTGAAGAAGATTACGCTAAAGCTGCTAACTTTAATAAAGAAGCACCAGACAGCGAAGAATACCTAAAAAGAATGGGTATGGAAGAAGGTCTGTTACGTTCGGGCGCTGGCTTTGCATCAGACGTTCTTGTTGATGCTGGCAACTTTGTACCAGGATTAAATGTAGTTGAGTGGGTTGGTAAGGGATTAAAAGGTGCTGGAGCACTAGCAAAAAAAGGCCCTAAACTTTTAGATCTTTTAGGAAGATCTTTAGAGAAAACAGGGAAGTTTGTCGCTCACCCAAAAGAAATTCTTCCTGAAGCTTCAACAATAGGACAAGCTTTATCAGGAGCGCCGAAAGACGCTCTTCAGACTGTTTACAATAATCCTTCCGAAGTTTCTAACATTATAAAAGGTGGATCAGACGCAATGGTTGATAAAGCTTCGGAACTTAAAGAAGCTCTTAAAGCCGCACTTTATAATGAAAAGGGTAAAATTGCTTCGGAACTTAACGCTGCTACTGATGGTGTAGGTAAGGGCGTAGATATTTCTGCCGCTAAAAGGTCTTATGATGATGGGATTAAGAAACTAGAAGCTAACAAAGAACTTGCTTCTCAACCTGAAATGCAGGAGAGAATCGCTAATCTTAAAGAGCAAAGAAGAAAAATATTTGGTGAAAACAAATTTGAAGAAGTAGACACTGGATTACTAGATCAATCTGGGAATCCTATAAAAACAAAGAAACAAATCTCAAAAGAAGTTGACGATATTGTAACTCCATCAACCGCGCTTGAAATAGACGCACAGTTAAAAGATGTTGCTGACATAGCTTCAACAAAGCAGGGAATTACAAGTAGGTTTGGTGAGAAAGAATCAAAAGCGGCAAAAGCAGCAAAAGAGGAATCTAGGTTTGCAAGAGACGAGATAAAAAATAGTTTTGATAAAGTAACAGAAGGTAAATCTAGTCAATTAAGGGGCAAATTTAAAGACGTATACGACGCTGAACGCGTACTAAAAGGGCCGCTTTCTTCAGATCAAAGCGCGCTTAACACATTCAGAAATATAACTGGGAAAACAAAGCAAGTGGCTTTTAAGACTTTAAAAGAACAAGCGCCAGACTTAGCAAAAGAAGCTGAGGTTTTAAGAGCTGCTTCTATTTTTGAAAATCCTTCTTGGGTTCCAATGTCTGGGCAAGGATCAACTTCCACTAGTAGAAGCCTTCTTTCTAATAGTATCGGAGCACTTGTTGGTGGTGGAGCAGGATATGAAAAGGGTGGACTAGGCGGGATTGCTCCCGGCGCTGTCTTTGGTGCCGCAATATCTAGCCCAGCAGCTATGTACAATATAGCAAACGTATCGGGAAGAACTCCAAAGTTATTAAAAAAAGGTCTTGATAAAGCTAGTGACTTATCAATCCGTCGAGGTGTATGGCACGGATTAATGAGTGAAATTGATAACAATATGAAAGAGGATAAAAAATGAACAGAAGTAAAGTAAAAGTAGAAATGGGCGAAGAAGATGCAAACATGGTTGATCCGAAAGATACTGGATCTCCTGCGCAAGAAGGACCAGAAGAGCATGACGACCACGAGGTTGAAGAAGCGGCTGATTGCCTAATGTCTGCAGAGAAAATTAAAGCTAACCCATCTCTTCACGCAGCAGCTAAGAAGCATCTTTCTAAAAAGAAAGAGGCCATCAGCAAAATTACTTCTGTTGATGACCTCAAACATGCTCGAAAGAAAATGTTTAAAGCTTAAGCGTCCAAGCCTTCAATGAACGGCTCAAGGTGAGCAAGAGTGTTTGGAGATATCATGATGTTCTCAAGATCTGCTGCATCTACTTTTCTTACTTCAATACTAATTTCTTCAGATAGTAACTCATTAAGCACAGCGTTTGCTGCTTCCTTATCGGCCATCTCAATGCCAACAGTTACGCCTTCTGCGTTTTTCACTGGGATGAATTTTCCTTCGTCATCTTTCTTAGCGTAATCTTTTAAATAAGTTTGGTATCTCTTTTGGAAGTCACTAATTTTACCATCTAACAAATCAGCGATACGGTTAAAGCGGTAAGCTGCTTTTACTGGGAGTGCGCTTTTTTTAATTGTAACGAATGATTCAACCAACTCTCTGTTGTTCAAGTCTGCATATTTAATTTTAATCATAGTTCATCTATCTCCATTAGGATTTGGTTAAAATTCTCCGGGGTACAAATCCTTGCATACCCCAGAGCTTTTATTACTTGAGTAAGGATGTGTTCTTGCAGGGGGGAACCCTTCTTAACACCGCTGCGCTTTAATTCAAGCGCAACAAACTTACCCTTTACGCAAACCAATAAGTCGGGGTCTCCCCGTTTAGCGACTTGTTGGATTACGAAAACTTTTGTGTGAGGAAGACTACTCAGAATCTTCACCACTTTTTTCTTGAATAATGTTTCTGGTTTTGCTGACATTACCCAAGCCTTATAATATTAAATTTGGACATGATTTGTTCTTTGTCTAGGTCACACTCTTTAATAGTCTTAGTCCAGATCTTCTTCTCAGCGTTCCACTGATACTTTCTTTCCTTAGCTAATTCTTTAGTATCAAAACTAACGTCCGCTCTTACTAGCAAGTCTTTTGATGCCGCTCTCGCTAGAACAGTATCAAGATCAAACTTAAACAAAAGATAAGCTGTAGCATCCACGTCGTGTCTTGCTGAGTGAGCCATTGGATTAGCATAGCCATACTCGGCTGCAAGATATAAAAGCTTCCTAGTATCAATATGGTCTGGGTAAGGGAGATCAAGACGTGTATCAATAGTTGGTTTCTTGAACACTGTCTCAAAAAAAGAATTATTAATCTTACAATCACCAAGACGCTTTAGCTCAAGTGATAAAAGCGGAAGGTCGAACGCACGTATGTTATGACCGCAGATATAATCACACCTAATAACGGCGCCGACAAAATAACTAAAAAAACTTTGAGGGCTTTCTGCATGCTCTTCAAGTTGTGACCTTGTGATTCCTGTGATGGCTTGTGCCGCTGGATGGATGTCTTCGTAATCCTCGTCAAAGACGAGGGCTGAATAGTGGTAAACTTCACGGTTGTTTTGGTAGATGCTGATTGCCCCTTGGGTGATCCGCGCTGTGTTCGTGTCTTTGTCTGTTGCTTCAAAATCAAATACCCCTATTTTCATTTTTTATTCCCTTAATATGGGATGAGCAAACTCACTCACCCATCCCATATTAACTCCCCTTTTATAGATAGATTTAGAGATTCATTAGTTGTTAAAAGGGAACCTGCTCGCCATCATTTCCGGCAACATCACTCATATCAATCTTAGCTCCACTACTTAGTGATTCGGTGATTGATTTGTATGCCATATATGCAGCTTGAACTTCTTCGTTTGTGTTTGGAATATCTTTACCGTTGTCATCTTTTGCGGTTTCAAGAGTAAACACTACCCACTTGCCTTTGTCGTTTCCATCATCGTCAACGCCCAAGTTCCAAGCGTAGTGAGCAGGTGCTTTACCTTCTGCTTTAATTAACTGAGTCTTGTTTAAGAAAGGCTGAGCTGCTGACTTGAATGAAGAGTTCATGAAACTGATCATATAAGGTACAGAGGTGTTGCCGTTTTTAATAAGAGCAAAAATATTTAAGGTTCGGTGGTTTGAATACTCGATACCGTCTCTCACTTCTTTATACTCACGGCGAATGTCTGAACCACCGCGGTCTTCAATTGCGTGAAACTCATACTTCCCGTTAATAAGCTTCTTTACTGTCCAAGTGTTAGTAAAATAAAACGGGATGATCTGTACGGGAGTTTTTCTATCTCCTAGTTTTGATCCTTCAAAACTTTCTACCAATTCTCCCGGTCTTGCTTTACCAGACAAACAATAATCACTCATTGCTTGCATAAGTAAAATCTTTGGAAGACGAATGTCTTGAGAGATTAGATTGTCTGCGCCGAACGAAAAATTGATCGGTGCTCCTACTGCTGTTGTTCCTTTAGTCGCTACTTCTTTATTCATTTATTTCCCTTTTCTCATGCCAATTGTTACGTACACTTTCGGCTCACCAAGTTCCGGTAAGACGTCAGCAATAGAGGTGCCCTTGGCCTGAGCGTCCTCTACTAAACCTTTGTAAATTGAATTGAGACTCTGGTGATTGACCGTTAAGTAATCAGCCATTCCGTTTTTATAAAAATACTGTCTTAAGCTTTCCGCTTTCTCTGGGTCTTTCGGCATGGAGACGGAGAGCTTGGAGGAGGTGTATACTGTGCCGACCCCATCAACTGGGAAAGACGTTTGGTTGTTACTTTCAAGTATTGAAAGAACCTTTTGCTTAAGCTCTTCGACGACTTTGTTTTTTTCTGTAAGCGTTTTGTCGATTTCATCTGCTTCTTTCCTGAGCTTAAAAAGCTCTGTAACCATTCCTCTTAGTTCTGATAAAGACACCGCATCGGGTGTTTTTTCTTCGAAAAAATTCATATCTTCCATATATTTTCTTAACGTATTTCGGATTCGTAATACCGTCAACTAAATAAATGCAGCTAAATCTAAAATAGATTCTGCAAGATTTTTCTTTTCACGTAATGCCTGTAATACGATTTCGTCTACTGTCCCACGAGCAAGTAAATCTATCCTCGTAATACTACTGTGGATCTCCGAGCCACCGCGGTGCGCCCTAGCTTCTGATTGCATGTCGTGCTCAAGAGAGTAAGAGCGTGAGTAATAAATCATACAACTAGCAGCAGTTAAATTTACTCCAGTACCGCCAGCCATCTGAGACGCAACAATCACCCTGACGTTTGGGTCGTTTTGAAATTCATCAATTTCTTTTTGCTTGTCTTTCGTTAATCCCGTAAGTGTTCTGTACTCGATCTTGTTTCGTTTCAATATATCTTCAATGGTATTATAATCGGCATGAAAGATACTCCATATGATAGTTTTCTGGTTTGGAGCGATGTCTACAATCAATTCTTCTAAAGCGTCGGCTCGGGGGTTTTCTTTAAACACATGGTGTGAACCATCTTCTAACGTAATAAAACCTGAAAGTATTTGCTGAAGGCGAAGAGCTTTAGTTAGTGCAAGCTGAGCCGTGGCCACACCGGAACCCACAAAAGCTATGAAGTCTTTCTTCATATCCTCGTATGCTTTCTTTTGCTCGGTAGACATCTCAACCTCAACACTTTGTCTGACAAACGGAGGAAGATCCAAGCAATCAGCCTTGTTTGCTTCGGCTGAAATCTGGGCAATTTTTGCTTTGATTTTATCAAGTGTACCTTCCTTAGGTACAAAGTTTGGGAAGTGCTTTTGCCTAGGCATATAAGCATTCTTGTCTCTGAAGTACGTAGCCCGGAATGCAAAGAAGTTTGTGCCAAAAGTTTTTCCTGAATCTAAAATTAAAAACTGGGAGAATATATCCATCTCTGAATTTAGTACTGGGGTTCCTGATAAGATGTATCGGTGTTTTGTAGGGAGCTTCTCCATCTCGTAAGATAATTTTATTAAGTTCTTTGTGCGCTTAGCTTTTGAGTCCTTCACGCGGTGTGATTCATCCAGTATTAAAACTTCAGGGATTCCTGACATCACAGCACTTACAAACTTAGGGTAAGCGAACGCTTCGTAGTTGGTGATGAAGATAGAATCGTGAGGTGCATTCTTCATTACCTTCACTCGCACGTCCAAAGATCCAGTGAGCGGGTAAACTTTTTCTAAAGGTATTTTTGTATACTTAGATATTTCATTCCTCCAGTTAAACACGACCGCTGATGGGCCGATGATCATGGTTCGGAGGATTTTCTTTTGTGAGTTAAAATGATGGCGGATGATTTCAAGAGTAGTGCGTGACTTACCTGTACCTAGGTCAAAAAAAAGTGCGAAGTTCTCGCAGTACTTTGCTCTCTCAATTGCTGCCTCTTGGTGTTTCCACAACAAAGGAGGACTATTAGTAGGGTTTGACATTATGTAAAAAGCCCCCTTGTTACGGGGGGCTCTACACCGTGAGAAAACACTAAATTATTTTTTAGTTGCTTTTTTAACTGTTTTTTTCGCTGTCTTTTTTGCTGTTTTTTTAGCCATGATAATTCTCCTTTCATAATCTGGGCGCAAGGTGATGGGGTCGAACCACCGACCTCCACGTTTTTATCGTGTTGCTCTTCCACTGAGCTAACCTCGCCGTTTCTTAATAGCTTCATCTCGCATTTCACGCAAGCTTTTAGGCTTATGTTTTTTGTACGGTAATTTTTCATCTTTAGTTTCTTGCTCCCATTTAAGAGCAGTCCCTTTTGGTATCTTGCCTTTTTTCTCAAGATCTAAAATCTTAAGCCTGTGTTTCTCGCTTTTAAATGGCATGTTTGCTCACATAATTTCCGATTTGGTACGGGGCCGAAAAGTCTCTCTCAGCAGACCAGTTGAAAGCGTGATCAAAACCAAGCGAATGAGAAAGCTCATGAGCCAAGTGAGAAGCAAGATCGCTAACCGACATAAAATCATAGCGGTCAATATAGGTATAGATGTCATCACCTTTAGTATTCCTGTCATCACTATGCCATCCAATCACCGATGTAAATCTTTTCCAGAAAGATTTCTTTTTTAAGTGGTAATTAAACATTACAGGCTGCATGAGTCTGTCGTACATTTCAGCCTGAGTTTTTCCTGTCATTTCTCCAAGCTGTGTAAACTTTTGAGCTAAGAACCATTCCTTAAATTCTGGAGAATTTAACTGGTGCTCAGCAATCTCTAAAGCCATGCCTAGTTTGTTTGCACGGTCAGCAGTCACGTATCCATCAAGTTGTAATAATATTGGTTTGAACATGTATTACTTATTTCAAGTTTTTTAAATTTAATCAAGCCTTAATAAATGTCTGCAGGATTATATTCACCGAGCAAATCAGACAACGAATCAATGTTCCTCGGATACTTGTATTCTTTTGTAGTACGTTCGTATTGTTTAGTGGTACGGAGGCTCGGTGGTTTTGATTGGATGGTTTTGTAAGATATTAAATATTCATACTCGTAGTAATCAAAACACAGACAAAAATTCTTCTCGTATCTCCCAGAATCATAACCAGAAAAATGACACCCAACGGCGCATTCGTTCGTCTTCATATCCTCTAACGAAAAAAGCATCACGAACAAGAATAAATGCCTCACATAATAAGTGTACTATTTCTTAGGCTTTGGGCAAGAACAGATGAAGATAAGGCAGCTAGGCTCGTGGTTTTCTGACATATGGACTATCTCCCTCGTATGGCCAATATTCTGCGCATTCTCCATTTTCGTCGATTGGTGGGATTGTAAAGAAAGCTTGGTATTCTGAAGCTTCCGCTAAGAATCTCACACATCTATTAGACATCGGGCAATTATCTCCGGGGCATTTTGTGATGTCACTCATCTTTAAACTCTCCATTACTTTCATTATTAACTAACGCTAAATTATGCTTGGTACATCCACCGCAGCAACAAGATAGCGCAAGAGACTTAAGCCTCTCTATCTCTTTCTTCTGCTCCGCTATTAAATACCGCAACGCTTCGACTTCTGGGTAAATGATGGTTGGAGTGTATTCTGCACTCATTTCTTAAACAAACCCTTCTCACGCTCTGGCATCATTTTCTTTTCATACTGATCCACTTCGTAATCAAAAGGATAGTGCCTTAAAATGTTTCTAGCAATTTCTCGTACCTCTATTGGCACACGCTTATATTTTCTAAGCATCAAATCTTCTAGGAATTTTCTTGCTCGGCGCATGGAATTGGCTCTCTCTACATGTAAAGTCAATCAGCACTCCCAAGCAAAATCTCGTCTTTCTTTGATTGTAAAAAATCAGCCATCCCTTTACCGCCTTTAATATAGTTTTCTCTAAGCACCTTCAAAACCCTGTCAAACACTTCAGAGTCGGAGGAGGTGACTTCTCGGGCATGTATGTATTCTTTTACAAAGTATTTCGGTTTTTCAGTTAAAATACCATCAAGCAAATCAAGACGTTCAGAAATCCAAAACTCTCTAGGCTTATTTCGTTCGGTCATTTAAATATCATCCTCTACAGAGACTTCTCTTAATAGGAGTTCAACGGTGTTTTTATACGCTTTTTCCAATAGTTCTGGAGAAATGTTTTCTTGCCTGTACGATCCACTTCTTGCCATTCCTGCCATAACTCCATCTATAATTTGGTCGATAACGTCTATCAAATTTATGTCGTCTTGAATGTACTTCGGATTATTAAAGTGGTGTCTCTCTTTGTCCTGATGCAATTCCCACCAATCTTTTTCCTTAAATCCAGTTTTAAAATTCCTATAAAAGTCATCAATATGACTAAGCTTTGTTAAATCGTGTCTCGCTTGCTGCAACATCATTTGAAATATAAAAAAATCGAATCCTTTTTTAATATCCGATAAGTGCGAGTGTGTGCTTTCTAATAGTTCTTCTTTAGTAACTTTAGTCCAATCGCATGTTCGAGTATCTGCTGTTTTACTTTTTTTAATTTTAATCACTCCCGGCCCTCATTTTCTAGCTTGGATAAAGCTTCTGAAGCAATCTCATTATGGCAAGTATAGTGCTCTCTGTATGGCTTCATTGATTCACAAATATTTGAATGGCCTTCACAAACAACTTCTTTCAGTGCTTCTTTTGCAATCTCAAGCTGTGATTTTAAGAGTGAATTTTTTTTACAGAATCTCATTACCTGATCTCTTTTTCTTTCGTATAGAGACGCTCTGTTTTTAAAAAATTCAATCTCCGCTTGCGCTCGGTTGTGTGCCCAGTCTGCGCCGTAACAAAAAGAAGCAAAACGTGGATCAAGTTGGCATTCGTCCTCATCGAACTTGTGTATAAATTTTACTCCGGCCTCATCTCTCTCAGCTTCGTAGGGTTTAGTCATTTTAATATCCGCTGTACGGGTGTGTTCTTTTTTCATTGATTAATTCCAATCCTTTATCTGTAATGCAAAGATCAGCTCTACACCCACAGTCGCAACCGCCGCTTAATTTTTTTCTTATTAGAGATTTTATTTTTGACTGCCAAAGCTTTTCTGGGATGTCTGGAAAACAAGCTGCTTTTACTTCCCAAGACATGTTCCACTTATCTTGATGTTTAGCTAAGTATCTAAGCACAACGTCATCCGGCAGGTCAGATGTTTTCACTCCCCACTCCTTTGTTCATCGTTCAATACACTGTACGCATACTCAATTGGTGAACTGCCGTGAACGTCGCATTCTATTTTTTCAGCTTGCATACCTTCACCGTCTCCCCACTTGGCATTCTATAAATCGTACATTTTTTTGTTTTCTT